GAGAAGTCGGGACGGTAGGAGCGCGGATCGTAGAAGAAGCAGTCGTCATCGATCGTCTGCAGGGTGATCTCGGCGTCCTGCTGATCACCCTGCTCGAGCACCATCTGCACGATGCCCATGCCCTCGCGGCCGCCATTGCGTGTCGCCTCGATGCCGACGCTCTTCCAGCGGGCGCGATCCAAGGCATAGCGCAGCGCCTCAGTGGCGATCTCCGCCTCCTGCTCGTGGTTGGGGGTGCGCGGATAGGCTTTCGGATCCTGCCAGAGCTTCTTCAGCGTGCCGACCACGCCGTCGATCTTGCGATTGGTGCGATTGAAGGTGATTACCGGCTGCTTGCGCTTTTTGAGGACCGCGATCTCGTCCGAGGACCACTGCGAGCCGTGGTAATATTGCCGCGCCAGCCGCTGCTCCTCGATCTCCTCGCGCTTGGCCGATGACCAGTCAGTAAATTGCCTTCTTAGTTTAGTAATGCTCTCCTCCTCATCGCCATAGCTCCCGCCCGCCGTGGCAGAGGGCCCGGCGCGGGAATAGTCGAGGTTTGCCATTAGCTCACTTCAACGGTATTATGCGGTATGAACAGAATTCAGGCTCGGCGGGAGGCACGCGACATGATGCGCGCGGAACTCCTCATCCATGAACTCCCTGACATTGCGGCCGCGCTTGGCATCCCGTCAGACCGTGAGTGGACGGAGGAGGAAGGCCGCCGCATCGATGCCGAGGCACAGCGGCGCCATCCGAATTCAGCCGGATACTGGGGGCCGCGCCCCGTCCGAGCCAAATAACTCTGCAGCATCCTCCGCCGACAGCAGTCCTGCTGCAACCGCGCCAGCCATCCCGAGCTTCCGGCCCGTGTCACTGTTCAGGTATTCAAGGACAGTATCAATCTGCTGGCGCGTCAGCCTCTGTATGATCGGCCCCTGTCTCTGATAGGTATAGGGCAGGTTGGAAGGGCTCATGCCCTTATTGCGTTCGAAGAAATCCGGCCATGCCAGTTCTCCGGGGATCGGTTTCTTGCTACTGCCAACATACTCTCCGCCTGCAGCCTGCGATGGATAGTCGAAATGCGGGTTCTGCGGATTGTGGATAGCCTGCACCGGCTCTGGCCCGATGCGCGCGACAGCGTCGCCAGTATCGAAAATCCGCGCATTGCGCAGGTCAGGATTGACAAGAGCCATGCGTATGGCCCCGATGTCGGGAGCACCGAGATCCCGAAACTCGCGGGTATCGAGCAGTTTAGCGAGCTTCTTACCCGCAGCACCCCGACCCACCAAGTATTCGTCTGTCATGTTGTTGAAGCCCGGCCAATCGCGCACCGCGGGGAAGTCCTTGCCCCAATCCTCCTTCATTCGCTTGTTGATGCGACCATAGAGGCGCGCACGCGCTGTGTCCGACAGCGGCATTGCGTCAATGTGCTCGGCTATCGCCTTGGCAGTCATCGATGAGAAATCGCCGCTCTCCGCTCCCATTGCCGCATGCGCGGCAAATACGTTGCCTTCATTCTGTAGCGGGCGAATTCTGTTCACCAGAGTGGTGATGCCGCCCGCTCCCGTGCCCCAGAATGCCTTGTCGGGATTATTGGCGCGGCGCAGGAAGTCGGAGCCCGCCTGCAGAGTGACCGGGTTCTCGTAGGTGATGCCGTTCACTCCCGTCAATGTCTCTCCGCCCCTTGTGCGATCACCGTATAGAGAGACGAGGTAGTCACCCGGCTGCACAGTGTTGAAGTCGAACTCTTTCTTGGGCAGCAACTGCTCACTAGGCGGTGCCTGCCCATAGGTTGCGGTTATTTCCTCAACGGGTCGGTCATGCTTGATGCCACTGTAGGGGCTAAAAAACCTCGGATCGCGGGCAGCCTGCAGTTGGTCGCCCAGCCCCCCGAACCGCACGATCTGCTGCTCGTCGGGAACGTCCTGTGTCTTCCACGGCGGCGTGGCGCGGCGCTCCTCCGCCGTCATGTTCATACGCTTCTGAATATTGCGCGACTCGACCTCCCCGGAAGCGCGTTCATAGGCAAGTCGAACGGCGGTTTTCTGTGACTCTACATCCAGTTCGCGGCCGTGCTCTTTGAGCGATTTCTTGTGCTGCTTGAGATACGTTTCGTATGGATATTCCGGGCCGGCATGCCCCGACGCCGCAAACTCCTCGCGCGTTATCGGCGTGCGGACCTTCTTCGTAATTTCCTTGTAGATGTCCCATGCGGGCGTGTTTGGCTTCAGCCCAAACGTATTGGCCCCTCGTCCAAATCCCTCAATGCCCTGAACGACATGCCCCCCTTCGTGCAAGATCGTCGAGCGAGGATCAGTGAACGTGCCTATCCGGCCACCGCCGCCATAGGTCATCGTCTCACCATTCCACGACCCCGCATAAGGGCCGCCGAGCAGTCGTTCCGGTTGTGTTGGAATGTTTGCCATCTCTGGGTAGGCAGCATAGAGGTCGGGATGGTGGAGAATATCACCGAGCGGATCCATTGGAGCCTCGGCCTTGAGCCGCTCCATGTTGGCATCCACCCACTTCAGGGCTTCAGAGGTTTCCGCGCTCCATTTCGGGGTGGCGAATTTAATCGGGTCGAGACCGGTCTGCTCTGTAAACCGCTGCTGCGCTAACTCAATACGGTTTGGCGGCTCCTTTCTCGTCGGAGGCACGAACTTCGACGCCTCATCCGAAATCTCGAACCTTTCCATCTTGTCCGGATGCTGAAGATCCCAGCCTGTCTCCTTCCAGATCGTGTCACGATCCACGCCCTCGGCCTTCATCTTCTTCGCGAGTGCGAGCATCTCGTGATTGGCGGTCCTCGCCATGACGCCGCCAAATATGGCCGGCAAATGCAGCGCCCCGGCAACAGCACCTCCCGCTACTGCGGGAAGTGTCGCGTCTTCCCCCCGCACCATGGCGTCGGCGCCAGCCAGAGCGGCATTGCCGACCACCTGCGCGCCCATCCTTGAGCCGAATGCCGGAGAGAAGAGCAGCGAGCCAGCGTTCTCCGCGCTGCGCGCTATCTCCGGATTGAGCCGCCGGAAGTCCTCCTGCTGCGTCTGGATGTCCTCCAGCGCCTGCGAATACCCTTGCTTGCCCGTTAGAGCCCGTCCTGCAGCGCCAAGCCGCGATCCCAGTCCGAGTGCCAGAGGCCCGACGAAAGGCGCTCGGTGGAGCATCGCACCAATCGCGCCAGTGGTTGTATCGTCGGGCGACTGCGGCAATTCCCTTGGCGGAATCTGCGACGCCGCAAGCGCTGCCACTTGCTCGTCGAAGGGCAATTCCTGCCCCCTGCGATTGATCTCCTCACGCGATAGAGGCTGCTGCGGCTGATTGAACCTGTTCCACCAGTCCTGCAGCATCTGCAGCCGATCGCCGAGGCCGCTGGCGGGCGGCGGAGGCCCGCCCTGCAGCCGCTCGCCAAGTCCAAGCCAGTCGGGCATGGAAGCTCAGTTCAGCGCGCGCTCTGCAGCGGCTTGCCACTCGGCCCGCAAGGCCTCCAGACGCGGGACGCGATCGCGGACGCGCATCGGATCGATGCCGTGCTTCCGGCTGAGCACCGGATCGGTGAAGATCCGCAGCAGCGTGTCGCACTTCTCGACGGCGTGCAGGCACACGTCCCGCGCTATGCCGTCATAAGGATTTACGGCTGGAGTAGGCATCACTTCAACCCTCTGGTAAGATGCGCGGCCGGGCAGCTTTGCGAGAGCGACCCGGCCACTTGACACAGCCAACCTTGACGGAGGTCGCCATGTCCGCGCGCATTGATATCACGGGCCATCGCTTCGGTCGCCTCACTGCGATCTCATACGTAAAGCCAAGCCGCTGGCTGTGTCGTTGCGATTGCGGCCATGAAACCATCGTCGCGCGAAGCTGTCTCAAGAATGGCCACACCAAGTCGTGCGGATGCCTGCATACTGAAGTGGTCATAGCGCGCTTCACAAAGCACGGTCACACAGTCAACGGACGCCTATCCCCGACGTATTCCTCTTGGAAGAGCATGCTGGCTCGCTGTACCAACCCCAAGAAACGTTATTGGATGAATTACGGAGGCCGAGGAATTGGCGTTTGCGACCGTTGGAGACACTCGTTCGAGAACTTCCTTGCCGATATGGGCGAGAAGCCTTCCGGGCTTACACTGGAGCGCACCAACAACGAATTAGGGTATAGTCCCGAAAATTGCAGGTGGGCTACATATACTGAACAAGCACGCAACAAACGTCCTCAACGTCCTGAAACCATTACTCGCGGCGAAAGAAGCAGATCGGCAAAACTTACTGCCGAGAAGATCATTGTCATCCGCGCCGATCCGCGTAAATATCAAACGATCGCTGACCAATATCATGTTTCGCCTAGCACTATCGGGGAGATAAAGCGCCGTGAAATTTGGCGGCACATCCCCTAAAATGCTTTGAACGAAACCTCTTCGCGCTCGCGTTCACTATATCCAGTACCATCGCCGCGTTTTGGCGGGACTTCCCGAGTGGGCACCCACGGTCTCGACATGCACGCGTAACGCGTCATATCCGCAATATGGTCATTTGCCGTTGTGTCTACATCCTCAGCTCTGTGGGGATCATGCTGCAACACAGGCACCGTCCTGATGAAGTTCGGGCACGTCTCAAAGATGTACAGCATCGGCACTCCATTGGTGCCCTTGAGGCGAGCCCGCATTTCGTCCCACCCGCCTGCCGCCCCGGCGCCGGCTACGCGCCGATTGTCAGCACGGCTAAAAAACACCCCTTCACGAGAGAAGATTTCTGCTCGCGAAGGCCCACCATCTTCGGCGAACCCTGCGGGATCGCATATGCTGTAAGTTATCACATCGCCAGCATCGCGCTCCAATATCTCCTTAGCTATTTCCTGCGTTGTCATCTTCAAACCGCGATCGGACTTGTCCGCCCCGTAATATTCCCGATAGTGGACAAGCGCTCCCCGCGGCATACCACGATAATCGTCTCCGACGACCGCGAACCAGCCCACGCTAAAGGGCGAAGCCGACCCCAGATCCATCGACCGAAATTTGAGCCAATCTTTAGGTATGGCAAAAGGCGAAATCACATGACGCTTGGCATCGAAGCAATCAAAGAAGGCCCCCTCGATGGCACTCCAGTCACCATCCAGCCACGCCTTCACCAGCGCATTCGAGCCGACCATACGCAGCCGATCAACGTAGCCCGGGTCCATGTCGAGCAGCACCGTGTTGTCGGTAATGCGCGCCGGGATCACGGCGGCCTGCGTCGTGATGCCCGAGGGGCGCGTCACCGCCACCGTGCACGGCTTCGACGGGAACGGGATGAGCTGGTAGCGCTCGCTGATCCAATGCTGCCCTGCCCCGCCGGGATTGCCGGTGAGGATCATCTGGATTGGCACGCCCTGCGCCGAGCGCATCGTCCCGAACAGCCGATCGATCGGCGCCGAGTCGGGATACTGTCCGGCCTCCTCGACCCAGACGTCGGTCAAGTTGCGGCCCTGGTATTCGTCGGCGTCGGCGACGGTATCGAGGTAGGCGAATGCTACACGTCCTCCTTTAGGCATTCGCCACAAGAGCTTGCTTTCGTTGAACTTTCCTCCAAGCGGCGTGTAGATTTGCCGCGAGCGTTCGATCGCGTCTTCCGACGAGACCGTCGTGCGGCGGAACATCACGGCATTGAAGTTCTCGCCGTAGACCGCCTCCTTCAGGGCCCACTTGCCGAGCACCGCGTCAGTTTTGCCGCCGCCGCGTGCGCCGCCCATGAACACTTCCTGGCCGGGGCAGCGGACGAGGGCGAGCTGCGGCTGCGACTGTGGGCGCCAGATGATCTTGATGGGCGGGGCGGCCCCCCCGGCCAGCCCAGTCGGAGTGCTTGCGGACATTCGGCTAGGGCTCTCGCTCGACCGGGAGGGCCATGATACAGTGTGCCCGCTGACGGGCGGCGTGGAAGGACACGCACTCGAATAGGACGGCAGCGGCCAGCCGGTTACTGGTCCGTTGCACAGGAACGCACGAAGCTCGGGAGGCCAGCGTTCGGTCCATGTGGAGAGCAAGCCGGACCCACAGAGCAGAAGCCCGAGCAGCCGGTATCAAGCCCGGCCCCGTCAGCGCATCACTTCTTCGGCTGCGGCTGGTCCTCGAGGCCGGCGTCCTTGCGCGGGTCTTCGCTAGGCTTCGGCTGGGTGCCGCCGGGGCTCACGATGCCGCCACGTCCAGCCTTGCTCTCGCCGGGGCCTTCGTAGGGGTTCTCGGGGTCACCCTTCGGGGGGGCGCGCTTTGTGTCGCCTTGCATGGTTTTCTCCTGTCAGTGATATTCCCAGATTTCCGTCTGGAAGTAGCGCGTTGGAAAGTAGCGCTCGAGGCGCGCCGAGACAGAGCGGCTAGCCCTTCTTCGCCTTGGCACTCTTGGCGCCTGACTTGCGTGCGGTGTCGAGCGCGATTGCGACAGCCTGCTTCTGCGGGTAGTTCGCGGCTTTGAGTTCCTTGATGTTCTTAGACACCTTCTGGCTTTTGCCCTTTGTGAGCGGCATGATTTCCTCCTTGCCCTTTGATAAGTCTTATCTGATAAGACTTATCGGCCCCCCCCATGAGCGACACAGACGACGACCCGCTTGAGAAAGAATTCCAGGCCAGGTGCAACGCCGCCATCGCGCCGGGCGAGTGGATGTTCATCCCGGACGGCGATACGGACTACGAGAAGGGCATCCGGCGCGGACTCGAACTAGTGCTGCTCACCATCCGCGACCAGCACGGCCCCATCGACCTCTATCCGCAGGACGACGGCAGCTACCACATCGACATGCTGCTCTGGGACGACATGTCCTTCAGCCAGGACTTCGCCAAAACGGTCCAGAGCGCCATTGCCTACGTAAGGGGCGATGACGATAGTGTCCGCCAGCTCTCTGCCTACCTGCGCGCCCAGGCCGACGAGGTGGACAAAGCCATCGACTGGAGGCCAAAGCCGCGACCGCCAAAAGAGGCTCAGAATGAAGCAGATATGGACGCCTGCTGATGGGAAGCCCGAACTTCCCTAGCTGTCCAATTGCTTAGGCGTTCCGAATTCCGCCTCCCACTCTTCGAGGGTTGGGAGTTCCGGGCTGACGGCGAAGACTTGCTTGACCTCGCCGGAGTGCTCGATGGCTGCGAGATCGGGCATGACTTTGCGGAGGAGGATGTTGGCGGCATTCACTTGCGTTGGAGACATTTCACGCAAACCTTCGATGTGTTCGCCTAAGTTAGTGATAATTCTGGATATTTTAATTTTGTATCGGTGCTCATCTGGGAGGCGAAAACCTGGAGCACGCCCGCGCTGGCCCTGGCTCATTGCGAGTTCCATTCCTTGCAGAGGTAGGCGACGAGGATGACGGCGCCGAGGCTGATGATGGTGAGGAAGTAGAGTTTCATGTGACGGCTGCGACGGCGATGCCGAAGTATGCGGCGACGCGGATGAGGATAGCGATGAGAGCGACGACGCCGACGATGATGCGGGCTGGCGGGTAGAGTTCGGGGAGGAACTGCTGCACGCACCAGATGATCAGCCAGGCGACGGCGAAGACGACGATGATGAAGATCAGTAGGCCGATCAGCCCTCCGGCGTTCATTGGATTGCTCCTCTAGGGACTATGTCCCGCAAAGCCGCTTGGCGTAGCGGGCTCAGGCGACGGGCGACCTTCGGGTATCGGGTTAGGGGCTACTCGCAGGGTCGCCCGCCGCCGATCGAGGCGGGAGGTGAGCCGCGCCCCAATTGGAGTTGTGACGCTTTCTGACAAAAAACCCCGCGGGTTGCGCGGGGTGAAACAGAAAGTCGTGACCTTTTGGCCTATTCCTCGGTGACTTCGGTCGTCGCGACGGTCTTCTCGGTGCCGTCGGGCAGGGTAACTACGCTCTGCGGACCCTTTGCCGCGTCGAAGCCCTTGTCGCCCTGCTTGGCGGGGCGTGCGGCAGTAACCTTCTTGCCTTGATAGATGGGCATGGTTCAATCCCTTTCATGTTGGGGGAATGGAGGCAGGCCGAAGGCCCCCCTCCGCTACGCCCAACAGAATCTGCCGTTGGAATGTTCCGTTTTGTCAGGAGCTGTCAGTAGGCCCGCAAATTTCGTCCCTACAGACGCTTCATGGTCAGGAGGCCCTCGGATAGCCACTCGACCCACAAACCGCGCCTACGGTCATCCTAGAGCCCTACAAAGCTATTCTACAGAAGGTCGAGGGCCCCACCGGCGGGGTTCGGGCTGGGGCGTGCTGGCAGAGCCCTCGAACAACCGACGCCAGGGAGGAAGCAGCGCCGGATGTCTGAAAACGCAAAAACCCCGCCGCCATAGTTTGGCGCGCGAGGTT